GGCGTCGAAGTTGAAATTGGACATGGCGTTAAAGCGCATTAAGACAAAGGTGAAACATAATGGTCTTAGATTACAAAAAGCAAATCGGCTTCTCTAGAATAGGTTTCACTTGTTCTACCTTTGACCTGTTACATGCAGGACATATCGTGATGTTAGAAGAAGCAAAGCGACATTGTGAACATCTTATTGTAGGTTTGCAAAATGATCCTACTATAGATAGGTGTGATAAGAATAAGCCAGTGCAGAGTATTGTAGAAAGGCAGTTGCAGTTAGCTGCGGTAAAATATGTAGATGAAATCATCGTTTACAATACTGAGGCAGATTTAGTTGATATCTTACTCGCATTGCCTATAGATGTGCGAGTCATCGGTGAAGAATACCGAGACAAAGAATTTACTGGTAAAGAATTGCCAATAGAAATTGTGTACAATTCTAGAAAGCATTCTTTCAGTAGTACAACCCTAAGAAATCGTGTTAAAGAGGAGACATAAATATGAAAGATAAGATGATTAAAGTAGCGCGTGGCTACTTCTCTGGGCAAATTGGCAAGCATCTTTTGAATGCGGACAACATGCTCACTAACCCTGTTGGTATCGGAGAACACAGTGACATCATGGCAGAGCTTGAAATTCAGCTTGCTAAGGTTGCTGAGTACGAAGAAAAACTAGCAGTACTCGATAAGTACTTTACAGAAGAAGACTAATATGGCAGACGATTTCGATTTCGGCTTTACTATTGTTGACAGTGAGGACATGACCCCCACTACCGCAGCTCCTGCAACAGCAGCAGTCTCGGAAGATTTTAAAGATGAAGTCCTATCTAAACTATATGAAATTGAAAGCAGGGTTCTCTCTGCTGATAACTCAGGAATGATTAATGAGCATCGTGCTTTGGTAGAACAAGATGTTGCGACTAAGTTGCGTGACCTCGAAGATCTAATCATGCCGCTACTTACTAATTTGAAAAAGAATCCTGAAAAGGATTACATTCATTGGCCTAATCGAACGGCTATCATTGACAAACAAATTGAAAAAATTAAGGCGGTAACAAGATATTATGAACGAGTTAATTGATGGGCTAGTACAAAGACCTGCAGGTTACATAGATCAGATCATGACCAAGGTGCATCATTTTTATGTATCTGGTGAAATTGAAGAACCAGCAAAGTACATCGAGTGGTTTAATATCATTCGATCAGCAGGTCCCAATGACATATTGTATATACATTTGAACTCGCCTGGTGGTGATGCATTCACTGCAATACAATTTATGCGGGTGTTATCTGAGACTGAAGCGACAGTGATCACTTCGGCTGAAGGCTTTGTTGCATCGGCAGCGACCATGCTATTTTTGTGTGGCGACCAATGTGAAGTCTCAGATCATACAGTGTTTATGTTTCACACCTTTTCCTCTTTCTCATATGGCAAGAGCAGCGAAATGTTTGCCCAAGTCACAATGGAAAGATCGTGGGGTGAGAAGCTGGTACGGCAGACTTATGAAGGATTCATGGAAGATGATGAACTCACATCATTGCTAGACGGTAAGGACTACTGGATGGAGTCACCTGAAGTGATCGAAAGACTGCAAAAAAGGAAGGATTTGTACGAAAATCCTCCTAAAAAGAGTACCAAAAGGACAAAAAAATAGCATTATTTTTGAATATCCAACAAAATCAATGACTTAGGTTGTGAAATAGTTCTTGACATAGAGGCGCTAAGGCACTATAATAGTACTTCAAATCGAGGAGATTCTGTTGAATATACAAAACAAATCAATTCTAGCTAAGTTGCTTGCTGCGGAGAACGTTACTCTGGAGCATCGCAATGTAGCTACTGCATCGTTTGATCTAAAGTCTCGCACTCTTACTCTGCCTATATGGGAAGAAATGAGTGTTGAGCTTTACGATCTATTCATCGGTCACGAAGTCGGGCATGCTCTATTCACCCCAATGATGGGCTGGCATGATAATATAATGGATTACGGCCCTGCTTTCAAATCATTTCTCAATGTAATTGAGGATGCTCGTATTGAGCGCAAGATCAAATCAAAATTTCCTGGGCTAGTTAGAAGTTTCTACGCTGGCTATCGTGAATTGTTTGAGAAGGATTTCTTCGGTGTCGCTCAACGTGACATTGGCACACTGGGTTTGATCGACCGCATCAACTTGCATTTTAAAATCGGTGGGTTGTTAGGCGTTCCGTTTAGTGACACTGAGCAACAGTATATTCCTCGTATCGAGGCTGCTGAATCTTGGGAAGATGTTGTGGTTCTTGCTGAGGAAATATTTGCTGAAGCCAAGACTTCTCAGCAAGAACCTGAGAAGGCACAAACTCAAACTGATCCAAACTTCGGTGATTCAGATGAGGGTGAGCAAGGAGAATCGGCTGACGCTGGTGAAGAAAATTCCGAAGAGTCTCAGTCTGAAGAGTCTGGCGATGCTGCTGGTGACGAGGAGTCTGAATCAGATTCTGAATCAGGCGGTAAAGGCGAGGATAATTCTGAGTCTCCTGAGCAAGAATCTCCTGAGCAAGAATCTACATCAGGCGGCGTTGCAAACACTGATGCTACGGAAGACAATGGTTCTCAAGATCCAATATCTGAGACTGACACTGCGTTCCGTGAAAATGAAGGCTCGCTAGTTTCTGATACTGCAAAAGAAAATGCGTATGTTGAATGGGTATCTCCTAAGATTGAGAACTGGGTGTTTCCTATCCATAAAACTTGGGCAAACGTCAAGTGGGAATATTGTTTTCGCTCAAGAGAAAACAGTTTTGATGTATCACAAACGGCAGTCGCGCAAAAAATGCGCAAAAACTTTGACTCTAAAAACAAGGCAGTCATCAACCAGTTAGTGCAGCGTTTTGAAATGAAGCGTAAAGCATCTACTCTTTCTCGCGCTAGGACTAATAAGACTGGTGAGTTGAATATGAAAAAGCTGTGGGCTACCAAGTTGACTGAGGATGTATTCCTGTCTAACACGGTTGTACCCAACGGCACCAATCACGGTATGATGATGTTTATTGATTTCTCTGGCTCAATGTGCAATGACATTACTGCAACAATTCTGCAAACGTTGGTCATGGCTGAGTTTTGCAAAAAAGTTGATATCCCGTTTGAGATCTACTCATTCACCAACGCTGTTGATGATAACATGCCCAGCCGTAGTTGGGATCAAATGACTAGCATAAGCAACAATTGGAAAGATGGCACCACTTGCATCAAGGATGATAGTTTCTATGTTGTTCAGTTGATGAGTTCCGACTTGTCACATAACATGTACAAGAAAACTTTCACCAACATGTTGCTGCTGGCTGAGGTTTACAATAGAAACCCTAGTAAAGATTCTGAATACTGGACTAGCATTCACTCATTACCTGGGTGTTTGCAGCTCGGTGGCACTCCCTTGCTAGAAGCTATGTTGGTTGCCCGTGAACTTGTGAAACGTTTCAAACGTAATCACAAAATCGAAAAGATGAATACACTCTTTTTGACTGACGGCGATCCTACTGGTGAGTTGCATTTAGGTTCTCAGTTTCAGGGCTGGGCATGGCAGCGTGATACTGAAAATGTTTATATCACCGATAACGGTGTGACCACGCAGTACAAAGTGAACCGACGGGATTCTTCTCGCACTATAATGTACAATGCATTGCTGAAGCACTTTAAGGCTAGTGTTGACACCACGCTTGTGAACTTTCACATAGGCAACTTCAATTCGTATGTAATTACTAGTCGAGCTGGAAGATATGAGAATGATGCAGGTGCTCAAGCGGCTTTAAAATCGTATCGTCAGCAGAAGTTCGCTATAATACGGGATACTGACGGATTTGATCTGTCTTACTTGATTAAGAACGGTGACAACCTCTCGCAGGAAGATCTGGAGATGGAAGTGAAATCTGATAAAAAGGGTGATATTTTGCGAGGATTCAAGAAATTTCAGTCTAAAAAGTCAGGAAATTCACTGTTTCTTGGTAAATTTATTGATCTGGTAGCGTAAGTTGCTGATTAATAACAAGAAAAAAAGTTGCTTTTTGGTCAATTAAAGGTTGACTTAGGCAGTAAAACCGACTATAATAGTCGCATAGTTTAGAAAAATTAGTCTTGTGGAGAGATATACTATGGAAAATCGAACAAAGTTAATTGAAGTTTTATCAACATTGGACAATGGATCAGGAGTTTTCTCCCGCATTCAAGTCCTCGATGCTGCTAAAGGTGCTGGTCTCCCAGCTCCTAAGTGGTTCTTTACTGAGCGCAAAATTGGTCGTAATCAATACGCGCTCAACATGGAAGGTGTTGCTCTTGCAGCATCTACCCCCGCTCCCGTCATAGTTAAACGAAAGCCTATTATGACAGTAGCACCGACACCCGTTCCCGAGGCGAAGGTTGTTACTCAGGCTAAGTTGACGGTTGAAGTGGATGACTTGGTTCCCGCTACTGACCCAACGTATGTTGCGTTTGGATTCAGCCGCGATCTAACCAAGATCCTTAAGTCTCGGATTTTCTATCCGACATTTATCTCTGGTCTGTCAGGAAACGGCAAGACTACAATGGTTGAGCAGACCTGCGCAAAGCTAGGTCGCGAGGCTATCCGAATCAATATCTCTATTGAGACTGATGAGGACGATTTGATTGGTGGGAATACACTAGTCGATGGCAACGTAGTCTACCGTGAGGGCCCTGTGCTGACGGCGATGAAGCGAGGTGCAGTCTGCATCTTGGACGAGTTGGACCGAGGATCCAACAAACTTATGTGTCTTCAAGCTATCTTGGAGGGCAAGCCCTACTTCAACAAAAAGACTGGAGAGGTGATTACTCCTGCTTCTGGTTTCAACATCATTGCAACCGCAAACACTAAAGGACGCGGCTCGGATGACGGCAAGTTTATGTCGGCTCAGATCCTAGACGAGGCTTTCCTTGAGCGTTTTGCAATAACCGTTGATCAGGAGTATCCCTCTCCAGCTACTGAGAAGAAAATCATTCTCGGTAAGATGGGCAAGGTCAACAAGGTTGACGAGGACTTTGCTGACAAGCTAGTCACTTGGGCTGACATCATTCGTAAAACATTCCGCGAGGGTGCTATCGATGAGTTGGTATCAACACGCCGCTTGGAGCACATTGTCAATGCATACGCTATGTTTGATGACCGTATGAAGTCTATCGAACTCTGCGTCAATCGCTTTGACGAGGACACGCGACAGGCATTCAGCGATCTCTACACTAAGGTAGATGCTGGTGCTACTCTAGAGTCTATGACTGCTGAGTCAGATGAAGTAACCCTCGATGTTGTTATGGATGAGGATTTCTCATAATGACTACTCAGATACAATCACTAATTAAAGAAGCCAGACAGTTGACTGAGAGTATCGATGCAGATACTGCTCGATTGGTAGAGGTCGTTGACCTGTTGATTGCACTGCGGAAGGTACCGCCAGTGTTCTCAGAGTTTCCGCCAACGGAGGGTTGTTGATGTACAAGTTCCGCGAAGACGAATTGATTCAAGAATTCAAAAACTACATTGACTCTACTTACGAGGGTCATTATGGACAAGGAGGTCTACAGTCTGCTGAGATTATTATAGACCGAGGACATGGCCCAGGCTTCTTTCATGGAAACATTGACAAGTATAATGGGCGATACGGCAAGAAGGGCGAGACCCCTGATGTATGGCGTAAGGACATTGTGAAGATTATCCACTATGGATTTTTAGCTCTTTACGAGCACGACAGGGTACATACCGAGTAACAGAATTAGAGGCGCAGCGGCGATTTTCCTATTGAAACTTCTCTCCTCAGACGGCCGCTGCGTCTCTTCTCTTATAAATAAGAGAAGTAACTTTGAGGATTGACAAATGGCAAACATTTACGAACTAACTTCTACCCGAGATTCATTAACCGATGTTTTTTGGGAAGGCATTTCAACATCAGTAACTGACAACTACAGTGCTGCGATCACTACCATATGTGATGATTACAACGGCATCTTTTCTCAGATAACTTCTGATGACGGGTTGACATCTACAATTCAAATTAGATTCCCTGATGATGTTGACCTTGAAACTGTATCCGCAGCATTTACTGCTGCTTTGAATGAGACTACAACAGATCGTGAAATAATCGATGCGTCTAAAAGTAGTGGAAAGATTCAGTTGACCTTTTCTGAATAAAGTAGATTGACTTCTACTTGAATATTATGTACAATGTGACGACAAATTATAGTATGGAGCTATCTTATGAAAATATCGAAGTCCACCCTGGACATTCTAAAAAACTATGCTAGTATCAACACGAACATCCTTGTTCGTGAGGGTAACACTCTAGCGACGATTAGCACGGGGAAAAACATTTTTTCTCGCACTACAATCTCTGAGACATTTGATCGTGAGTTTGCGATTTATGATCTCAATAGTCTGTTGGCACTTCTCACTCTGATGGATGATACTGATGTTGCATTCGGTGAGAGTAGTATGACAGTAGGCAAGGATCAAAGTCAATTTGAATACTACTATGCTGATCCTAGCATTGTTGTCGCAGCACCAGACAAAACGATTGAGGTTGATGAGCATTATAAGTTTACTTTGACTTCTGAAGAAGTGAATATGATAATGAAGGCTGCTGCAATTGTATCTGCGCCAATGCTGAGTGTAGTTGCTAAGGGCGGCACGGTGACGTTATCAGTCGGCGACCCCTCAACTCCTAAGAGCAACACTTTCAGGCATGTCATAGGTGAAAGCGATCTTGACTTTGATTGCCGCCTCGCAGTGGAGAACTTCAAGGTGATCACGGGCGAATATGATGTTACGCTTTCAAAGAAAAAATTCATGTACTTATCTAGCACTTCATCTGATATGAAGTATTGGTTAGCACTTGAACCTAGCTCAGTTATTTAGGAGAAAAATTATGCCAGGTAATGCAGATATGTTTAAGTCGGATCTATCGGGAAACACTCCAGATAATATGCTTATTGCGAATGTAATTTTTCGCATGCGAGTGCGAGATGACACTATCACTGAGGGCAATCCCTTTCGATGGGAAAATGTCACAACCGCTGATCTAGTAGCAGGTAAACGAGTAATCATATTCTCGTTGCCTGGTGCATTCACACCTACTTGCTCAATTCATCAACTACCTGATTTTGAAAGGATGTACGATGAATTCAAAGCAGAAGGAATCGATGAAATCTTTTGTCTATCAGTAAATGACGCATTCGTAATGAATGCTTGGGCTAAGGCTTCAGGGCTAAAGAACGTCAAGGTTATTCCTGATGGCTCTGCTTTGTTCACTACATTCCAGCATATGGATGTGAAAAAAGACAACTTCGGTTTTGGTGTTCGCTCTTGGCGGTATGCAATGATCGTAGACGATATGCGTGTTGAGAAGGCTTTTGTTGAACCAGGTTACGGTGATAATGTAGACGATGATCCTTATGGAGAAACGACACCGCAAAACATCCTGGCTTGGCTAAAGGAGCAATCGAAAGAAGGTGGTAGGCAATTGACCCTAAACTTGTCTGACGGTATTGACTCCAAAGCAACAATGAGTTAAACTGTGTTTTTTATTATGAGAGGTTTTTATGTCAGATGAATTCTTGTGGGTTGAAAAATATCGACCACGGACGTTGGAAGAATGTATTTTGCCTGACGCGCAGAAACAAGTATTTCAACAGTTTATCGAGGCTGGAGAAATTCCTAACATGCTTCTCTGCGGGACAGCGGGTACAGGTAAGACTACTGTTGCCCGCGCTCTCTGCAATGAACTCGGCTGCGATTACATTGTAATCAACGGGTCTGAAGAATCAGGCATCGATGTTCTCAGGACAAAGATCAAAGGCTTTGCTAGTACAGTTTCATTTGAAGGTAAGCCTAAGGTTGTCATCTTAGACGAGGCTGATTATCTGAATCCGAACTCTACACAGCCTGCTCTTCGTGCATTCATCGAGGAGTTTTCTAAGAACTGTAGGTTTATCTTTACTTGTAACTTCAAGAATCGAATCATTGCTCCTCTTCACAGTAGAACTACTGTGGTTGAATTCAAACTTGTGAACGGTCAGAAGAAAAAGATGGCTGGGCTGTTTCACAAACGAATGATGGATATTCTCAAGAAAGAGAAGGTAGATTACAATGATAAGGTTCTTGCTGAACTGCTGATGAAGCATTTCCCTGACTATCGTAGGGTTCTGAACGAGCTACAACGCTATGGTGCTGGTGGTGTGATTGACGAGGGTGTACTGAGTAATCTAGCAGAACTTAGCACTAAGGCTCTCGTAGACGCCCTTAGAGACAAGGACTTCAAGAAGATGCGACAGTGGGTCGCTAATAGTGTAGACTCTGACCCGCAGTCAGTGTATCGTAAGGTATATGATACTCTGATTCCTAAGGTCAAGCAAGTCCCGCAGTTAGTGCTAATCATTGCTGACTATCAGTATAAGGCTGCGTTTTGTGCTGACCAAGAGATCAATCTTACTGCTTGTCTAACGGAGATCATGGCGAATGTCGAGCTATCTTGAAGAGTTAGGTAAGCCTACCGAGCAGTACGACGAGGAGTCTTTCAAGGAAAAGAAAAAGGCAATTAGTCCTTTCGATTTTGCGAACACGATTAATCATAGCAAAGAAAATCTTATCGTCGATGATTGGAGTGAAAGGCAATACAATCCTTTCATCGTCAATAAGGCTATGAGCTATGGCCCTGACACGGTGATTGCTGCGAATGAAATGAACTCTCGTCCGCATCTTGACAAAAAACTACAATATGATTTTCTTTTGAATGTTGTTCGCCCTAAGAAAAGATATAACAAATGGATGAAGCCTGAAAAGGAAGAGTTGATTGATATCTTAAAAGAGTATTATGGCTACAGCAATACTAAAGCGGCTGATGCATTACGCATATTGACTGACAAAAATATCGAGGTTATCAAGCAGAGGTTGAACAAAGGGGGGCGTTAAATACTCTTTTTTATAAATATTGGTACGAAACATTATGTATCAATAGGAATAAAATAATGAGTGAATTTTTTAACATTGATTATCCTGGCTATGCTCCATTGGAAATCAAACTCGCTGAACCCGATGACTTTTTAAAGATCAGAGAAACTTTATCTCGTATCGGTGTTGTCTCTCGTAAAGAGAAAATTTTGTATCAATCTTGTCATATCTTGCACAAGCGAGGGCAATACTTCATCACACACTTCAAAGAACTTTTTGCTTTAGATGGTAAGTTAGCGAATATTGATGATGAGGATTTGATGCGAAGAAATATAATTGCTAAGTTACTTTCAGATTGGGGGCTGTTAGAAATTTTACAGCCAGCGTTACATGAAAATGTGGCAGAGATGAGTCAAATTAAAATCATCTCATATAAAGATAAAGATGAATGGGACCTTGTTACTAAATATAACATAGGTAAAAAACCATAGTGAGGTAAACGTGAAATTCAATTACTTGTGGCCTGTTGCAGATCTTCTACACACAGAAGAAAAAATTGAACTTCTAAATATATTTCATGAAGTAAAACAATCAGAGAATTACGTTAGAGGTGGTTCTTCTGATGTTGCACATATCGAAGACTACGTTGATGATCCTGAATTAAAACAGGCAGCATCTGATTTCTATGCTCAAAATAAATCTGAACTTGGTGATAGAACTGACGGCGATTATCTAGTAAGATTGTCGGTATACAATTTTTGGAAACTTGAACACCGAAAGCTGGCTATGGATTTGATGTGGCGTTATTGCGAAGGTGACACCGCGTGTCTTACTGCAGGTCTAACATTCATTCGTGCTAATGAAAAAGTCCCAGTACATGTTGATACTCCTATGTATCGAAACTGTGTTCTATCTATTCCGTTACAAGGACATGTGACACCAATAAATTTTTATGAAAGCGTCAACTCTGAGAAGCCTAAGTTTTCCTACTGCTACACTACTCCTCATTTATTAAATGTTCAACAACCACATAACGTCAGTGTATCTACTGAGGACAGAATAAATTTTCAACTATATTTCACTGAACCATATAACAAAATAAAATCTAAATTATCGGCTATTTGATTATAAATATGTTTGAAGTGCCGAAAGGGCTTCAACAACATAAACTCGCTTAATTGGAGAAACACATGGTAACCCGAAGATTCACTGCGGCTAATTTAAACGAACTCGCAAACGACATGAAACCATTCACGATTGGTTTTGAAAAAATGTTTGAAAGTTTAAATACAATCCCAGACACATCAAATAATTATCCCCCGTATAATATTGTCGAGTCAGGCGAAGGCTTGTACACCATTGAAATGGCTTGTGCAGGATTCACTGACGATGAATTCAATATTCATGTTGTGCCCGATGTCAACAAACTTGTTGTCCAGGGTGTACAAGAACGCGGTGAGGATGATAGAAGCTATCTATATAAAGGTATCGGTGCTAGAAACTTTACACGCACATTCGCTTTGACGGATGATGTAAAGGTAACTGGCGCAGACTTTAGGGATGGTATTCTTTACATTTCACTGGAGCATGTAGTACCAGAAGAAAAAAGACCTGTCGAAATTAAAGTAGGCAGTAAAAAGAGTGAACCCGAATTCATTCAAGACTAACACAACGGGGGCGGTAACGCCCCCAACTTTAGGAATATATTATGTCAATACAAGTAATAAAACTGATCACTGGCGAAGAAATTATCGCAAAGGTAACTGATATTCAAATTGAAGGTAGAGACTTAATTCAAGTCAATCAGCCAGCGATTATCATATTGATGCCGAATGATGACAACCCGAATCAAGCGCAAATTGGGCTTGCTCCTTGGGTACCGTACGCTGAAAACGCAACTGCTCATATCATGCCCGCAGCGGTAACTGCTGTAGTAAATCCTAAGAAGGAACTCATTGTAGAATATGAGAAACTCTACGGCACCAATTCACCTATCATCACACCGAATAAAGAAATTGTGACTCCTTTGGCTACAAAGTAGTTGACACCCCCCTTATTATGATATATAATGTGTGCTATGAAAAACGAATTTTACAGCTGGGCTTGGCAGTATGGTAACCAAGTATTCTTGCGTGGTGTGCGCGATGGCAAACGCTTTACTGAAAAGCGAACCTTCAAGCCTACGCTATATGTTCGTGCTGATGGCGACTCTCCGTACAGAGGACTGTATGGGGAGAACATCAAGCCGATTCAATTCGGCAATAACCGAGATGCTAAAGAATTCTTAGATAGCTATTCTCAGGTTCAGAACTATCCTATCTATGGACAGACTGACCTGACATATCAATTTCTATCTACTGAATATCAGGGCGATATCGAGTTTGATTTGTCTCAGTTATCTATCTGGTCGATGGACATTGAGACTACTGCTGAGACAGGCTTTCCTAGCGTAGACAATCCTACTGACAAGATTCTTCTAATCACGTTGATGAATAATGACACAAAGGAGATCATAACATGGGGAGAAGGTGAGTGGAGTCCAGGTCCTGAAACAAAAGATCTAGGTGTCAACTATGTTCCTTGTGAGGATGAAACTGAACTGCTTACTAAATTTGGGACATGGTGGGCGAATGAGTATCCTGATATCGTTACTGGTTGGAACGTTGAGTTTTTTGACATACCATATCTTGTTTCTCGTATGGACCGGGTGTTTGGCAATGACGCAAAGAACTCTCTATCTCCTTACAACCTAACAAGACGCAAGGGTGTCAAGCGAAACAATCGTGAAGATACAACTTACGATATCAAAGGCATCTCAGTCCTTGACTATCTGGATCTGTACAAAAAGTTTACCTACAGTGCGCAAGAATCCTACAAGCTAGATCACATTGCATCTGTAGAACTTGGTCATGGTAAACTTGAAAGCGGCTTCGATACTTTCAAGGAGTTTTACGATAAGGACTGGAATCGTTTCATCGACTATAACATCATCGACACCAAGTTGATTGATGACTTGGAAGAAAAGATGAAATTGATTGAGCTTATTGCTACAATGACATACGACGCGAAGTCGAACTTCCGTGATACATTTTCACCTGTAAGAACCTGGGACTGCTTGCTGTACAATCACTTGCTGGCTAAAAATATTATGATTCCTGCTCGTAAAGATACGCAGGGTCGTTCTATTGAAGGCGCGTTTGTGCAAGAGCCTAAGCCAGGTGAATACAAGTGGGTGATGGCATTCGACGCGACATCTCTGTATCCTTCTATCATCATGCAATACAACATGTCTCCTGAGACACTCGTACAAGGTATGGTTGATGTAAACGTTGAGGGTATGCTTGAACGCAAGTACAACCTTGATGGCGATTATGCTATTGCTGCTAACGGTGCTAGATTCACACGCGACAAACAAGGTCTATTTCCTGAGATTGTTTCAAAGTTTTTTGATGATCGGCAGAAATACAAGAAGCTGATGATTCAGGCACAGAACAAATACGAGGAGACAAAGGATCCTAAATATCAGAAGGACATTGCTAAATACAATAACTTTCAGATGGCTAGAAAGATTCAATTGAACTCACTCTATGGTGCAATGGGCAATCAGTACTTCAGGTATTATGATGACAGAATTGCTGAAGGGATCACGATGACAGGTCAGTTTGTCATCCGAGAGTCTGCGAAGGCACTTGATGATTTCTTGAACAACGTCTGTGGCACTGAGGATAAGATGTACTCGTTTTATTCGGACACTGACTCTTGCTACATCACAATGGATGGCGTTGTACAGAAGTTTCTCAAGAATAAAAGCAAGTCAAACATTATCACTGCCCTTGACAAGATTGGCTCAGATCAAATTGAGCCTACGATTGCTAAGGCAATGGATAGTATTGCTGACTATACAAATGCATTTGCACAAAAGATGGACTTCAAGCGCGAGGTTATTGCTGACAAAGGCATCTGGGTAGCGAAGAAAAGATATGCTCTGAACGTGTACGATAATGAAGGTGTGCGTTATGCTGAACCTAAATTGAAGGTGATGGGCTTAGAGGTCGTTCGGTCATCTACACCTGCTCCTGTTAGAGACAGTCTACGCGAGGCGGTGAAACTTTGTCTCACATCTGAAGAAGGTGTGTTGCAGGATTTCGTAGAGAATACATGGCGAGACTTTCAGAAAATGTCTCCCGAGCAGATTGCTTTCCCTAGAGGATGCAACAACTTAGAGAAATATTCTGATGCTGCTTCTATCTATTCTAAAGGCACTCCGATGCAGGTACGAGGCGCTTTGATGTACAATCATGTATTGAAGCGTGATAATCTGACAATGAAGCATGAGCGCATTCAGGATGGCGAGAAGATTAAGTTTCTGTATCTCAAGGAACCTAATCACCTTGGCGAGAACTGTATTGCATTCAACGCTAAACTACCGCCGGAGTTTGATTTACATAGATATGTGGACTATGAACTAATGTTTCAGAAGGCATTTATCGACCCTATGAATACTATTGCAACGGCAATCAATTGGACCCCACGACCCGTGGCATCACTGGAGGATTTGTTCTCATGACAAATGATGAACGTAGAATTTTGATGATGATTCGCGGCAACTTAAAAGGACTTGCTCAAATGAATGAAAGTGAAAGATTAATCGCGCTAGTGAGCGCAACAAAACAATGGCACCGAGATAGAAATCTCATCGACGGAGCTACAGACAAAGATCAAGTCTGTAAATTGATCCAAGAGGTAGGTGAACTTAGTGACAATGTATGTAAAGGTAATGATGTTAGAGATGACATCGGTGACTGTATGGTCGTGCTGATTAACATTGCCGAACGGAACAATGTGTCATTGACAGACTGTCTAAGTGTAGCGTATAATGACATCAAAGACCGTAGAGGTAAGATGGTCGATGGTGTTTTCGTAAAAGAAGGAGATTCTTAATGGGTATATTAGATAAATTAAAAAGCAATTCGACAATCAAAGAGTCGAGCATTCTAACACAATCTAAATTTTTCGGCACGAAAGATTTGATTCAAACTGCGGTGCCTGCACTTAATGTTGCATTGAGTGGCAAACTAGATGGCGGGTTAGTACCAGGTCTGACGGTTTTCGCAGGTCCTTCTAAACACTTCAAGACAGCATTTGCCATGCTGCTTGCAAAATCTTATATGGAGAAATATGAAGATTCAGTCGTTCTCTTTTACGATTCTGAGTTCGGTGCACCTCAGGCTTACTTCAATAGTTTTGGCATCGACACCGATCGTGTTGTACATACTCCTATTACCGATATCGAACAGCTAAAGCACGATGTAATGTCGCAGTTGAATGGCTTGGAGCGCGGTGACCGTGTGATTATAATTATTGACTCTGTTGGTAACTTAGCATCTAAGAAAGAGGTTGATGATGCGCTAGAAGGTAAGTCTGTTGCAGATATGACACGCGCAAAGCAAATGAAATCTTTGTTTAGAATGATCACGCCTCACTTGACTATCAAGGACATCCCTGCTGTTGTTATCAATCACACATACAAAGAGATTGGTTTGTATCCTAAAGATATTGTATCAGGTGGCACAGGTATCTACTACTCTGCGGATAACATCTTCATCATAGGTAGACAGCAGGAGAAGCAAGGCGCTGATGTAGTAGGCTACAACTTCATCATCAATGTTGAAAAGTCTAGGTTTGTCAGAGAGAAATCAAAGATCCCTGTCGAGGTGAAATTTGATGGTGGTATCAGCAAGTGGTCAGGTTTGTTGGACATGGCGTTAGAGTCAGGTCACGTTGTCAAGCCTAGCAATGGATGGTATCAGATTGCAAGAGACGGCGCTGAAAGCAAGAAGTATAGAACTAAGGAAACTTATAGCAAAGACTTCTGGCTTCCTGTATTGACTGATTCTTCGTTTAGTGCTTGGATTGAGAGGCGATACTTAATCTCAGGTAGTGATATAATGACGGATGAAGTAAGTGCGGACGATATCAATAATGCATACAACATAAATGTGGAGATGGAAAATGAAGGACAGGTTTGATTTAGAACAGCACATCATGGAGTGTTGGAACGTCACCTCTGATGTTGATATGTTGTTAGAGGCTATTCTAGATAGTCCTAGATTTTCTGATATGCCCGCAGAGTATTCAGATCGTATTGCCAACATGCTGTTGGGAATGAAGGAGCTGTATGAAATGCGATTTGAGAGACTGTGGTCTACATTTGAAGATTGCATCACAACAGAGTTTAGTCCTGCAACGGACTCTGTGATGGATGCACACGATACTTTAGTTTCACGGTCGAAACTGTATTACGATGAGGGAGACGATGTTCCACTGATGGAGGCAGATAATGCACTGTGACCGTTGCGGTAATGAAATACTTGCAGATGATCCTGCAATGTGTTTTAATAATGACATTGAAGACGCTCGCACATATTTGTGCGAACCTTGCATTGAACAGATAAAAGAGCAGTGGGCATATGAGAATAGAGACACAGATTTTAGCGAATCTGATTGACAATGAAGAGTATGTTAGGAAAGTCATTCCTTTCATGCGCGACGAATACTTTAGTGATATGGAGCATCGAAAGATATTCCAGACTATCGCAGAGTATGTAGAGAAATACAATGGCACACCGACAAAAGGTGCGCTGCTAATTGCCCTGCAAGATAACAAATCGGTGTCTGAAGATATCTATTTGAAATGTGAGTCTACAATCAATGGACTTCAAGTTGATCGTGAAGCTGACATGGCTTGGCTCTTGGATCAGACTGAAAACTTCTGTAAAGACAAAGCGATCTACAATGCTATCATGGACAGCATTCAAATTATCGATGGCACAAACAAAGAGATGGGTCCTGATGCATTACCTAGCTTGCTTCAAAAGGCATTGCAAGTAGGCTTTGACACAAACGTAGGTCATGACTACATTGAAAATGCTGATGATCGATATGATTTCTATCATAGGCTGGAGGAGAAAGTTCCTTTTGACTTAGAGTACTTCAACAAGATCACTGAGGGTGGGTTATCTAATAAGACGTTAAACGTAGCACTTGCAGGCACTGGTGTGGGTAAGTCATTGTTCATGTGTCATATGGCAGCGGCTGCAATCTCGGCAAGCAAGAACGTACTTTACATTACATTAGAAATGGCAGAAGAAAGAATCGCTGAACGTATCGATGCGAACATGATGAACATCCCGATTCAGGATCTCAAAGATATGCCGAAGAAAATGTTCGATGATCGAATCAGTAAGATTAGCGGTAAGATCGATGGGCGTTTAGTGATCAAAGAATACCCTACTGCATCAGCACACGCAGGGCACTTCAAGGCTTTACTTAATGAGTTAAAGATCAAGCGAAATTTCACGCCTGATATAATCTTTATTGACTATCTGAATATCTGCGCGAGTAGTAGGTTCAGAGCGGGTACTGCTGCGAACAGCTATACTATCATCAAATCGATTGCTGAAGAGCTTAGAGGGCTTGCTGTAGAGGCGAATGTGCCTATAGTGACTGCTACACAGACTACACGCAGCGGTTACGCTAATAGTGACGTGGAACTGACAGATACATCTGAATCATTCGGATTGCCTGCTACTGCTGACTTGATGTTCGCTCTGATAAGCACTGAAGAATTGGAGCAGATGAATCAGTTAATGGTCAAGCAATTGAAGAATCGATACAGCGATCCTACGACAAACAAGCGGTTCATGCTAGGCATTGATAGAGGAAAAATGCGACTGTATGACTTAGATGAATCGGTTCAACAGACAATACATGACTCTGGTCAGCCTGATCCAGGTCCTGCTTTTGACAAAGGCGCATTCGGAAGTCGGTTAGGCGATTTTTCGAGTATCAAAGTTTAGCAGTTATAAATACAGTCATGATTAAACTTTATGCATTCATTTTAATATTCGGCTTACTCGGTACCGTCGGCTTCGGCGTGTATCGGGAGTACAATGATATGAAACAACGCATTGAAACTCTACGCGAGAACAATGTGAAGCTGAAGATTGTTGCCGAAGAAAATCAAAAAGCATTAGAGCAAGCGCAGGAATTCGCTGTTGAAATGGGTGAGCGTAATTCTGAATTGCAAGTGAATTTACAAGAAGCTGAAGTATATACTGATAAACTTCGAGGCAAACTACAACGGCATGATCTCTCACTACTCAGTCTGAAGAAGCCTGGGATGATTGAAAAGCGAGTCAACAACGCTACAAAGAAGGTATGGGATGACATTGAAACTATCAGCGGCGCTGTTTCTACTACTACCAGTAATTAGCGGCTGCTCACTTCTAAATAGACAACCACCTGAACCAGAGGTTGTCATCCAGACTAAGTTTGTCGAGAACAAGATTCCTCTACAAGTTTCTCCTAAGCCAGTAGATCTTAATCACCCACAAATCTATGTGGTGACTGAAGAAAACTGGGACGAATTCCTAAAAACATATAAGAAAGATAACGGACAAGAGTGGGTGTTCTACGCCTTCAGTGTAAGATCGTATGAAACTCTGGCTCTGAATATTGCCGAGATCCGACGATATATGGAACAGCAAAAATCGATCATAGCATACTACGAAGGTGCAATTGAACGCAAACCAAAAGAAACTGAAACAATAGAGGAGAAGCAATAATGGAATTCATCGTCGATCAATTAGTAACATGGTGGCAATTCACCATCGCAGGAGTCCTGATTTTAACGGGCTGGGTTATCAACTTATTTGGTGTTGATCAAGAAGAAGATATTGTAGGGTTATCATTTAAAGAAATGCCTAGTATGAAACCTGTCACAATTGAGACAGCAGGTAAAGGATTCTGGGGTGCGATTAAGCTATGGCTTCTTGGTACTCGCAAGTGGGAAATTGCTAAAGACTGGAACTTCTCAGTCAACGGTGAAAACTATGTAGTGCCTAAGGGCTTCGTATTCGACGGTGCCTCTGTTCCCAAGTTTCTAGCATCTTGGTTGTCACCCACAGGCGTGTTGCTCATAGGCGGCTTAGTGCATGACTATGTTTACAAATACACCGTGCTTCTGAAGAAAGGTAAGAAAGAAACTTCTGCGCCAATGACACAGAAAGAGGCTGACGCGCTGTTCCGTGACATCGGTATTGAACAGAATGGATTTCACTTCCTGAACAATCTTGCATATTGGGCACTGCGAATCGGCGGCTTCGCTGCATGGAACGGACATCGAAAGGTAAACTCTCAAATTTTATAAATAGTTAAACTATTTTAGGAGAGTAGCATGTCAGAAGAAACACAAGTCACAGTAGATAAAGCAGTCGCCGATAAGATTGATATTAATGGCGACGGACATATTTCTGCTGAAGAGTATGCGCTAGATTTAGACGCCAAGAAAAAGCGGCTAGAAGACGAAGACGCACAACGGGATGCGATGCGTAAGATGACTTGGTTCGCTCTATTTGGCATGCTACTCTACCCATTCGGCATCTTCTGCACCTCACTGTTCGGCCTAGATTCTGCGGCTAAGATCATAGGTGACATAGCACCTACCTACTTTGTTGCTATTGCAGCATTAGTCTCCGCATTCTTCGGTGCGAATGCATATCAAAACGGTAAAAACTAATGTCTACGTTTCTATTTGGTGACGATTGGAGAGTACACCTTGCGAGAGGTAAACTCCGCAATGCCATCCACATTCACAAATTTGCCGGAAACACTGCTCCGGCAAATGGCGTAGAAGAAACTGTTTGGGACGGTTCTTCTTTATATCCGTGGGCTACTACATGGGATCTCGGTGCCGCAAATGTATATCTCAAATCAGATGATGCAGATGATGCGGGCATTACACTCTTTATTGAGGGTCTTGATGCAGACTTCAATATACAATCAGAGACAGTCACCCTTGACGCTACTGACCCAACAATAACCGCTGTAGCATCTCAAAACACTTATATTAGATTGTTTAGAATGTACAACACTTCTTCACAACAAGAAGTAGGGGATGTTTCAGCACATTACGGCTCTGCTGTAGGGATCAAAGTCGCTCAGATCAATGCGGGTGAGGGGCAGACACTTATGGGTGTCTATACTGTTCCAGCAGGATACCTAGGGCTAGTGATGCATTATGAAT